AATATGACGCACACCAAGTACGTTCCAAAATTGTTTTTTTAATTTTTAAATTTACAACAAAATTTTTTTTAATTTCCGAAAATCATAAACAATCATATCGGTTACTTGGATTTTTTAATTTTTTTATTTTATATCTTTTTGTAAAGAAAAAAAACTAATTTTTTTTTCTTAATAGTCTTATGAACGTGGACTTGGCGCGATTTTTTTTACAGTGAAACTGTTTTTGTTCGGATTTTAGTATTTTTTGTAATTATAATAAAAATTTACAATTGGTACCAACTTAAATCTCGCGTTGGCTGCATTTTTTATAGCAAACTATCCCCTTGAAGCTACAGTTTATGTAAAAATAATTCCAGCGCACCCTGGCAGGTGTAGACACAAGCTGTGAAATATCTTTTTTTAACTGTAGTTTCCCATCTAATGAAGGATTACTATACATTCTCGAATATTTTAGTCTGTGGCAGATCACTTTGCCCATCGAAAAAAAGTCAGGATCGAAATTTTTGCGTTGCTATAGTTTGTGCTGATTAATTGTTATAAGTGAATATAATTAATTAATAACAGTAAAATAAAGTATGAATTACTGTTATAATATACAATTTAGGAAAAAAAAGTACCGTAGAATTAAATAAAATTTTGCAACTTCAAAATACCGTTCTGCTTACAGTAAACACAGTCGGTAGTCTGGCGCTCCGTTGACAACGGATTTGAACGGAACTTGGCGCCAGATTCTACCGAATCTGTGGATCTCACATCAGTATCAACACTATCATCAGTGATAGTTCAGCAGAGTTTTTCTCAAACGAGACTCCATTTCTTCGTGTCAATACTTATTTTCAATATTACCTGTAATCTATACACTACATCCTAATTGATAAGCATATTTCGACATGGTTTATTGTTAAAGACTATCGTTACAATGAGTGTGACACTCTTTGAGGCTCAAAGCTTTAAGTTTGATAAGTAGAAATTTTTCATGTAGACTAACCTCAATGAAATATAATACTCTCTAAATGTTTAGCGAATTAATATAGTATAGCAAAGGTTTGGCTTGGTCCCAAAAACAAGAGCGCGGACATTACTCTCGTATGTACTGGATAGATCAGTATATACAGTAGATATTTATACTGTGACGCACCGCCCACGTTACAAAGATAAGTATAACGATGAGCGATAATGACCGTGATAGTACAATAACAAGACATTACGGTGTCACGCAACGTAGATTTCCCCCACTCTTCACTTTCGAGGTCACTATACCCCATCAAATACGGTATGCACACTGGCGGATACGGTATTCAAGTTTTGGCTTTAGACGTGTAACGACTTATCTATTCGAAGATTAAGTGTGGAAAAAAGTAGAAGAAATTGGTTTATCTATTAACGAAGAAAAAGAGATACTGATGGAAATATTTGGAATTCATACATGAAGTAGATACAAGCATCAAAATGGTATGTTTTAACATTAATTTTTTTTGAAGTAATACGTAAATACTGATACCATAGAATATTCGATGGAAAACTCCACGTGGCAGGTCTGTGAGCGAATGAGGCTCGCTCGGGTGAAATCTATTTATAGAATGGCGTGACTGGCGTTGTTTTACGATATCGATTTACTTTGGATTTACGAAAGTATTTTTATTTGTTTCAGATGAAACGTCATAATAACTATAAGCGAGCGTTTTATGTCGTTCAATTTATAGAATTGCCTTTTGAAGGTATTGATGATTACGTATGCGTGCCGTACACTTGGCTGATAGTACGTAAAGCGACGGATCAGAAGGCTGTCGTTGCTTACCCTAAAGACGAAGATCCTTTCAACACCAGAGATCGCGTTAAAAGGAAAGAAAGACACAATCACGAGTGGAGATTTTATATGGCTATCGTTAAATATGAATCAGGTGAGTTTGAATCAATGTATTAGGTAATTCGATTGTGCGTAGTATTGTCGCAGTATATTTGAACCTAGATAGTCTCAGAAATTGAGAGAAAGTAATATTTTTTTTATTTTTTCAGATAGTTACGGAGATGCAGAATATTGGATTGCGACAAGAAATGATTATGGTCCTTTAGTAGAAAAAGAATTAAAAACAACAGGTGAGAATCGAATCAGTTTATTAGTCTTAACGATTTAATTTCCATTGTAAATTTATTTTTAGATCCAACTTATTTTAAATTTAAAGCCCTCCAAATTATAACCAATCTTTTTATTTCCAGATTCAGAACCAAAGTTCCCGTTAAACAAGAAATTGCGTGTTGCCAACCGAAACCATTCGTCCAAATTAAATGATAATCCTCGGAAACCACTGCCGAGAATATCAATCAAGCGACCAGCACTACCAGAACCGAACAAACAACTTGATGGGAAACGGATAAAACTGGATGACGCTGCTCAGTCATCTAGCGCTGTTGTGACTGACGCTAATGCAGAGCCTGGATCATCAAGACAGGAACAATCGATTATCGCTCAGGACAACCAACCAATGGAATCTGCTCAGACAGAAACAACTGCTAGTGATTCTAACGGTACATCAAGCTCCTCTCAGCGGAAAGATGAAAACCTCCAAGAATCGTTACCAATACAAGAGCAACAAGAATTGGGTATGCCGTACATAGATGTAGCTACATCAGATACACCAGCCCTTGTTATAGACGAGGATGAAGAAGTCCAGACTGCCAGTATTGTGGAACAGCAAGTACCCTCTAATCAAGCTATCTCACAATTTACTGAACAGCCGGAACCCATCCGGGAACCTAAAATTCCAGTGGCCCCATCAATAGAGATGACTAACAATAGTCAAGGATCCCGCATGGATGACGCCTTAAATAACGGACCTACTTCTAATCGCTTACTGAATTCACCAAAAATTTCTGCTCAACTATATAGTCAAATGATCGAGGCACGGCGTTTAATACCGACTCAAAAACCGGTTGAGAAAAATTTGCGCCCCATGAATATCGCAAGAAATTTGGCCATTACCGAACATAACTCATCGAATTTAATGGACCAAACTGGATCTTTATCGACGCGCTCAGTGCCGATTCAACAACAACATCACACGTCGTCATATCAGAATCAAAATCTACCGACTAATCAAAGTAACTTTGAACAAGACTTACTTAGCAAATCTGCAGAGACCAACAATTACGAACAGCGTCCTAACTCTCGGCCTATCAGAATGAGTACTCCATCTATCGGACAAAATTCTATTAATTCTTCCACTCCGTTATACCAGATCTCCGAGCTTCCACAACTAAGACAGTCGCAGCCATCTCAGCAAGACTCACAACGGCAACCACAGAAACCGAAAAGACGTATTGGCACCTCTACCAAGCCACAAAACAACCGGCAAACACCTACTTTTCAAGTCACAAAAGAAACGCTGTCACCTATTCTTACGAAGGTTCTAAATTCGCTACGACAAGCATTATCAACTACTCATAACCAATATCTTCTGAACGAGCAGCAATTTCAGGGAAATCATAGTGAACGTGCACCTGTTGATGAAAATCATCTCAGCCAAATTGACAATACATTGCAAACAGATGAGCGGATGGAAGAAGAAACTCCGTCAGCGCATCATGGGGCAAATTCAGATTCCGATACTATTACCGATCATGAAGTCACCTCAGATCATGAGATGTCTGCAGATGAAGCACCTGTTGAAAGAACGAATAACTTTTACGGCCCTGGAATCAGTTCTGGAAGTAGCTCTGCACACAGACCGATAGCTGCACAAAACTCTACGAACCACCAGACGCATTCTAAAGTTGTATTGGAGCAGCAAATGTTAGACAACTTTGCTACACTCTTCACTCAAATGGGATCTACTTTGCGTTATACTACTGATATGTACAACACCCTACGGAGTTCGATCCTCGATACTGCCCAAACATACAAAAAATTATTGGGTGCAGTCGAAGAATTCAACTCAGCGCAAAAATTAGCCAGCAATTCATCTTCTTCGAGCAACCGACGAGAAGAAGTCTCACAGTTCCCTGAAGAAAGACACATGAAAATATCAGCAAGGGCAAATTCAAGTTATACCAATCGCTATAACGAGGAAGTTGCTAACAATCCACCGAAGAAAAAACACAACTCATGGCGTTTTGTTCTACCATCGGAATATGATCCTCGTGATACCAGATGGACATTGAAGTATCGAACCAATCTGCCGGGACTTGTAGAACTTATGCCTCAAAGTGATGTTTACGTCAGCTACGGAGACCTCAAATACTGTCAGCAAGTATCAAAAGATTGCAAATCATTAGCACTACGATTATTACCAGCAGTATTCAACAGCAAAGCATTGAGTGTTTGTTTATCAATTACTGAGAGAGCGCAGGCTTCTGATAATGTTCGATCTAATGCAAGGCCAGAATTAGATGATCACGCGTGTTCGGCACTGTTAAATTTCGTTTTAGAACACGGACTACAACGTGGTTGGAATACTGACCTGCAACCTATCCTCAGTACTTTACACAGTAAGATTCAAGAGATTCGGTTCAGATATGGTGTGATGGTTGAATGTTAAATATTATGATTACTAATAATTGATCGTAAGTCGAGTTATCATTTGTTCTCAAATGCTGAGGCTAACAACCTTGCCATTTATTTATTAATTCATTCATTTAATCAATCACTTTCATAGATCTTTCATCATAGCAACTTATTGCATTCCATCTTTAATGCGCTCAACAATTTTATGTTATACTTTTTAGATTTTTAGAAAAACGTATTGTACAAATGTCATAGTGAGCTATTATATTTTTAGTAAAAAGTGTTTCTGTCCTATTATTATTAAGATTTAAATATGTATTGTCCACCTGTATTATTTATCATAGCAGAATTTATTATCTATTAGTTTTATGATAGTGTATTAGTTGAATTTTTGGGATGGTTTACGGGTATTTATTATCATTTTCAAGACTGTAGTTAAAGTATTACAAAAGTATTAAGAGGCAACTACAAGTCTGATTAATTTTAGAAAATTGTAAATAAATGTTTTGTTTTATTTATCAGCTGTGTTTATTTCATTGCAAACATCTATCAGTGTTTCAAACCTTATTCACGAGCAACAACGACTTATCTATAGCCTCTGTTGCGATTTAGAAAGCATATTATGAAGCTATTCTCTTGTTTGTGAAAGTACCACAACAATTTCAACATAATCTTTCTTTTTCTAACAGATTATTATTATTATTACTTGCGCTCTGATTCAAAAACTCAATACAAGGCAAATTCATCCTTAAAGGTTACATAACACGTAAAGAGTTTTACTTTCACGATTAATATTATTATTATGATTGAATTATTTATTTGAGAAACCCCATATGACTTATGGAGTTTTTCAAATAAACGATTCAATTATTATTATTAGGTAAAACAGTTGTTATTGAGGACAAAAACAAGAACACCATATAATACAGAGCTCGTATGCCACGTGACGAATGACCTCATCACGATTGGAAAGCTATAATTAGAAATGAGTCATTGTGACTAACTGGCAGTAAACATGTTTTACCTTGCACCGAATTAAAATTTGGATTGTTCTCTGCTCGAAAGCTTTAAAATTCGTTAGTTAATAATATGACACTATCATTCCGGAACTTCGTCATAATTCGATAATTTTACTTTTTTTAAGTGTAATTTATGTTCTATGTTTTGTGAGGTTGTATCCGTATGTCAATGCATTGTTGCTCAGCGGAATATTTTTCAATCTAGCTGAATTTGATAAGTGATCTAAATGAGAATTTATTACAGTTAACATTATTGTTAATCATTAACAAACTTCATAAATGAATAGCTTTCTAAATAATGAACAAAAAGTGTGATTAACTACCTAGAACCCGTCGCTTTTTTAAGCTTCACACGAGACAAATTGCATACACTTAAAACAAGTCAGAAAAATATTATCAATCTGAACACGACCATTGTCATACAAGAACTTATCGGCGTGGAATTTTCATCGGAAATTGCAGAATAATTAAAACATCCTGTTACAGACGTGACAGGTCCTGGACGGTTGGATTTGTTTTTTTCCCGATTCCACGAATTCCAACAGTTGATAAATAATGAATTCTTCAAAGTAAGATTTTATTATCATGTTTGGTCCCGTTTTTGAGGGTATGTAAAGCGCTTCAGTATCACTGGAGCTTCATTACGCTCAGGATACCGTACGAAGAGGTTGTCTTTGTGTGACGAGTAATAAGTTCATATAGTTTGTTTTTTTTTCTGTTTTAAACTATAAACGAAGTGCAATAAGCGGGTACTAATTACAAATATTACTAATAATCAGTGAAGTGAAAGAAATTCCAGACCAAAACGACCGAAGTCTCCATTTCCAAAGAAAGTAGTTTGATATTTATCGAGTCGTTATTCACTATAGTGACAGCTAATAATCACATTTTCGATATTAAATTATAGATTGTGGCTTTTGCATTTTCTACATTAAGTTTTATAAAAAATCACCGGAATCCGAGTGAATGATACAGTTTACTTTTTTTTCTTGTAAAAGACATTTCATTAACAGATTGCCTTTTTACTTATTTGCAGGTTAAGACCTGGTCCTAGAGGAACCAGCCCTGGGAGAGCCAATTCTGGTAGACTAAGTCCCAGTCTAAGCAATGTCGGAAGAAAAGCAGCTTGAGGTGCACTGATACCAAACACGGCTCCAGTCCAGCCTAGACGGCCGGAGGCTCCAGCCTGGCCCAACTCTGAACTTTACGATAGCTCAGCGTTACTTAGACATGATGTTCCGAGTACTCCAGCTTGGTCCAAGTCTCGAACTCCAGAAATTTCATCCCGACTTTGAACTCAATGAGGAACTACAGCTGCGTCCCCAGCCCTAACTCGAGGAACTTCGTTCCGAGCTTCGACGTCAGAAACTTGAGCATCAGTCTACCTCCAACTTCAGAAACTTCGATCCCAGCTTCAACTCGCGAAACTTGAGCTTCATTCCTTGCTCCAACTCCGAAAATTTCGTCGCAGGCTCGAACTCCAAAAACTTCGTTCCGACAACCAACTTCAGAAACTTCGTTCCCAAGTCGAACTTCAGAAATTACGTTCCAAGCTCCGGTTTCTGCAACTTCGTTCCAAGTTCCAACGCCAAATACGTATTTTTAACCTTCAACTCCGGAAACTTCGTTCTGAACTCGAACTCCAGAAACTTCAATCTAAACTCCGACTTCTGAAACTTCGTTCCAACCTCGAACTCCAACAGCTTTGTTCCGAACTCAAACCGAAGAAACTTATGATTAGTTATTAATAAACTGTGATTTTATCCCTATAGCGTTGTTCTTATTTTTAAGGCACACACTAAAATAGTTTCGAATACTACCTTACTCTGAAGTTATCAACCCTTAGTCAGTTTTTTCAGAAAAAGTAGGTTTAAAACTAGTTTTGATTCAAACATTAAAGATGGGCTTATCAGACCTGATAAATGCATATCAAGTAATATCGGAACTTAGTCAAAATTAGACATGAATATATGACTTTACATGACCAGATATCAGGCCAAGTTAGAAAATTTTTACACCAGTCGCTTGTTTACAAACCAACTATGGGCTTGAGACTTTCAATTTTATCACACAACTTATGAGCTCTGATCAGAGACAGTCTTACAGCAGGGCTGCTAAAAGCCTTGTAAAATATCGTGATATACGGTTCTAAAATGAAAGAATTATTATCACAGAATTTATGGTAATTTTATTATTCTAAAACAATTAATATTTGAACAGTACTATTAAAAAGTAAAATAATAAACATGATTGTTTACTAGATGAGTTGGGTTTTGCCGTGTGCGCTTGACTTTCTGTACTATTCTGTGCCTTTTTTTCTGTTGGTGCGTTGATTTTAGGCTGCGAATCACCAGATTGATAACCACGTGGTCCACCAAAGTTTCTGCCACCCTTGCTAGTTCTATAATGATTATTAATCTGTACAGATGAGGATCCATATCGGATTCCACCTCCATTCGGTTGTGCTTGATTTCCGTCAAATTTGAAGTTTTGATTTACGTGGTTTGTGTACGCTCCAAACATGTTTGGGCCAACCGGATCGACGTTAAAAGTCATGCCGTTCTGATAAGTTTGGGATCCCAGTATAATATCCCTTCCATCACCGGGTATCCGATCTGGAAACAGTTGTTCTTGGTGCACCAGACCCATCGGTATCTTTCTTCTATGTCCATTCGCTCTGCGTTCTACTGTTTCCTCCGCTTGAATCCCTTGAACACAAAATTTATAAATTATATTTCATAGTCGAGGAAAAACAAAGAATTAAAAGAAAAAATAAAATAATAAATACTCACTTGAAATACTGTTATTAGTGAGGAGCAACGTTACAATAGCAATGTACAACATGCCTGCTGCTGTGTTCTTTTCGGACTGCGGTGACTTCGTGCCTGAGCTCCCTTAAACAACGTCGGCTCGCACGCTACGTGCATACGTCAATGCTTTAGCGGCCATTTTGTTGCGTAAGCTATTGCATTAACTGGCTGTATGAATCATTAGCTTAATTAGGTATTATTAATTTAATAGTTAGAATGCTATGTCGTAAAAACTATTGTTAGTTATCACTTACATCTTTTCTGAGAATAACGATGTTTACATTGTAAAAATTAATAAGTAAATAGTTATTTTTAAAATATAACATTATAAAGTTAATATATTGAGACTAGTTCTGGATTACGATGTTACTATTGTAATTTTCTTTCTGCTTACGGAGTAGTGAGTTAGATATCATTTCTTGCAATTACATTAGATTCAGATAATAATTTTTCAGATCTTGTTTTTCTGATTTATCATGATCTAGAAAGCCTTATTGATGCCAAGTGAACTGAAGAATTCTAATGAGGAAAAATCAAGAAAACAACAATACACTAAATTTGTAGAACAGTCTATTTATTTCATGATTTTATAAAATTACTTCTATTACTACTTATTGTTTCTTGGCCATGAAGACATATGACTCTGCTAGTCTCTACATAGTTTAAAGTATTGTTACAAATACTATACTCAGTACATACATAAAAAATTTCTCAAAGATTATCGATAATATTAGGAACTCTAGATTTTACATCCAATTATTAGCTAATTAAAAATATCAATCCCGCAAATACAAAGTATTTACATTTTTTATATGTTACAATTATCTATATGTACAACAAAAAACAGTAACTATAAAATTGATCGATGTTATTCTCTGACTTATAGGATTCGAGTACAAAAATAAAAAATTAATTAAAATTATTATTCATAACTTTAACGTTAATAAAAAGTTGAAGTCGATTATAGTGCAAACAGTGATAATAATCCTAAGGTGAAGATGTGTCGAAAGTGACTGAACCTCTTATGTTCTCATTAACAATAGTATTGTCTTCGCTGTTAGTGATTGATGCGTAGGATACAATAGGACCCCTGTTGTTTCTGGGTGGTTGACTTGCTAGACGCTTAGAATGATCTATGATGTCGTGGAGCGGTAGTTGATTCCAGGTATATAGTGAATTTTGAGGCTTCGCGGATGCAAGCCCTATTGAACTATCATTCGGAAATACTGTGAAAGATGAGGGTATCTCAATAATTATTGCTCACTGATACTGTCTAATGCGTCAGATCCTGAATCAACCACTTGACAATTCTGCCAACATATGACCAATTAGATTTGAATTTGTTTTAACTGAGATTGTTGCAAAATGTACGCAAAAATAATAATTTTACTGGAGTAAATGGCTTTTGTACTAGAAAATTCTCCAGCACAAATATTTGATAGTATTGGAACTTACCTGACGTGCCGATGATGAAGAAAAGTAAGAAGATTGACGTCTTGGTGTAAACCATGGTTATCAGTTTGTTGAGGACGATTAAGCGACTATGGATGATAGCTCTGTCACTGCTCGGATTCAAGTGTAGCTCATCGAATGTCGTTGTTCATTAAATACAGATAGACGTGACGTATGTGGAATATTCAACCAATCAGAAGCTATAGATCTGAACTATAGATCTGAATATAGATCCAACAGTCGATAACTAATGGATTTCCCAATGACGTAGGTATATATCAACGTCAAAACATGAACAATAACCGGAAACTGATAATAAAATGTATATAAAGCGATTTTGTGTCACAGGAGCTTTATTACTCTTAGAATAGGGTATGCAGAAGTCGTCTTTGAGTGACAAATTATAAGCTTATTTAATTTGCTTATTGTATTTTTCAATTGAAAATGAAGTGTAATAAGCGGTTATTAGTATGTTTGATATTTCAAACGTTACTAATAATTAGTGAAGCTGGAAGGAATTCCAAACCAAAAAATCCAAAGTCTCCAATCCCGGGGTAAGTAATTTTACAACATCAAATGTGCCCTGTATTTGATAAAACCTTAGTGGCAAAAGAGTTTTGTATAACACATTGCTTTTTCATTCATTTGCAGGTTAGGCCTTGGTTCTAGAGGAACTAGTCCAGGGCGATCTAATTCTGGAAGAATAAGTCCTACTCAAACCAATTTCGGAGGATATTCAGGTTGGGGTGCATCGCACCCGAATAGAGCTCCAGTCCAACCCGCACCAGTTAGAGTTCGACCCGGGGTCAACCCTCATTTTCCTGCTACATTACCTTCGAATAGTCCTCCAGCTTCTAGTGCTACAGTTTGGTTCAAGTTTCGACCCCCAGGAACTTCCTCTAGACCTAATACTCGACTCAGACCTGAAAATCCTCTTAATCCAGGTTCATTCAGACCTCTAAATCCTCTTAATCCAGGTTCATTCAACCCTCAAAGTCCTGTTAATTCAGGTTCATTCAGACCTCAAAGTCCTGTTCATTCAGGTTCCTTCAGACCTCAAACTCCTGTTATTCCAGGTTCATTAAGACCTCAATCTCCAGGAACTACAATCCAATCTTGGTCTAGTGTCCCTTCAATTGATCATGCTCAATCTTCTACGCACAATCTTTTTCCTGCATTAAGAGCACCAAAGCTTACTTATGTAGAAGCTGAGAAACGAGGATCAGATATTCTTAAATCGTCAAGTTCTACCTCTTTAAGCAGCGGAAGTTCGGGATTTAACTCGGGTAGTGGTAGATCTTCATTTTCTTCAGTGGGTAGTTTTTCTTCTGGATCCAGCGGCAGTCTATACCGACCCCAAACCATTGGTCTGAATGCTATTAAAAGTACAGCAGTTAGGAGGTCAAGAGCGAGTCCAAAATTGTGTGTGGACAACACAGCAACGATGCAAAAGATTATTGCACCAGCCGAGCACTGCTTTGACTACTTCAAATTAGCTGTAGCTTGGTCTCCAAGTTACGCTTACAAGGAACGGAAGAAGGGCCTAGAAGTTCGTGACAAAATCCGTCCGGCATGGTTCATTCACGGTCTATGGCCAGCGATGTTTGAAAGATTTCAGGACCCGATGCCCGGATGTCAGCGACATGATATTTCTTTCAATTATAACCGATTTGTTGATCATAAAATATTGGGTCCGTTAGAAAACACTTGGTACACGGTACTTGCTAAAGGATGGAGTGACAATAAGAAATTTTGGGAACACGAGTTCAAGAAGCATGGAAGCTGTGCCTCTCGTTCGAGTATTATTGGAGACGATGTGAACTATTTCAAAAGAACACTCGAACTATTCAATCAGCTAAACATTGGCACGACGTTATATGAGAATAGACTTCGTCAGGGAGACACCGTCAACTTGAAAAATATTATCTATAGTATCGAAGACAGAATTGGCGCAACAATTCAATATGACCTTGTTATGAATGACGTAAGCATTTAAAATACTCTGACCCTGTCATATGTTCATGTATTTTGTGTAACTATATGTTCATTAATTTTTTTTTTCTTTTCAGAACACCCACGACCTCTACCTGACGGAACTGACTATCTGCTATGATACAAATCTCAGAGTGATGGACTGTCCAAATGTGTATCGAAATGATGATGATTTGAATTTAAAAATCGAGTATTTGGATAGCTTGCCAAAATTGTAAGACATTTCGTACTTTTTGGTTCTTTATGTGTTTTTTGTTCCAAAGAAAAATATGTGTTAGCATTTTCACGTTATATATTTATTTTTAATTATCAACTATGAATTGATTCCTGTAACAGCGTTGTTCTCATTCTTATTTCAACCTTTGCAATTCAAATGATTTTACAATTCAGAGCTTCTTACTAACATACCAACAATGTAGCATTCCAAATGCTCAATTAATTTCAATTCAGAAATCTATTTTTTTGCATGAGTTTGTCCCCGAGATTTGTCAGGCTAAATTTTACTCTTATCTGATTAAATTTCCAGCGGAAGTTGAACTGTTATGTAAGAGTCGACCATTTTTAAGTTAGTTTTAACATTAACATGCTTGTTTATTTCTTTTCATCTGCGCATAGATTAATTGTCGCAAAAGTTTATCGTAAATTCTTAAACTTTAGTATAATAAAAGCTTTTAGAACCTAATAAATTTTTGTGTTTTTTTTCGCTCTACATTAAATTATAAAGTTCAAAATATCAAGTCACTGTTGTTCATAACGAAAAACTCCGAATCGTTGCTCATGGAATACGAAATCATACTTCTAACATTTATTATTAGCTATCTCATCAATACGAATGAGGCAAACCGGTCTTATTGATGTAGCTTACTATATAAGGACTCACAGATGAATTTATTTCACATTAATATTTGAACAACCAGTCAGCGTGTTGTTCAGAAAAGCTCTAATATTCCGATAGAAATACGACACCACAGTCGTAATTGGACTATCGTTCAAAAAGGAAATTCATATGGAACATAAAATTCAAATGACATTAATGTAAGCTAGTGAGTTATATTTTTAAGATTTAAATAAGGAGAAGAATGCCAGAGAAAACTGTCGACAATATTCGATGGAATCACTGTTTACTTATAGATTATTTTTAGAATTAATTGATTAACCTTTATAGTAAGTGTTTTAGTTCTTAAGTGTCTTACTAACAAACTAAAAACGAAATTGTAGACTGTTTTTAGTACCACTAGAATAATTGTGATTCATGACAATATGTTAAATATTTATCGATGAAATAAAGTAGATATAGAATTATAATTTTAACTACTTTCATTTTGAAACTTCCTATTCCTATACTATTTAAGATTCCATGAAAAAATTTTCTGATATGGCCATATATGATGGTCATATCAGAATTTAATATGTCCCTAGATTTCCTGATGTGACTTGGTGAGCCCTTATCAGGCATGAGAAGGTCGTTTATACCTAAAAAAATTAATTCTATTTTGAAGTGAGAACATTTAAAATCAATCGAATCCGAACAAAAACAGTTTCACTGTAAAAAAAATCGCGCCAAGTCCACGTTCATAAGACTATTAAGAAAAAAAAATTAGATTTTTTTCTTTACAAAAAGATATAAAATAAAAAAATTAAAAAATCCAAGTAACCGATATGATTGTTTATGATTTTCGGAAATTAAAAAAAATTTTATTGTAAATTTAAAAATTAAAAAAACAATTTTGGAACGTATTTAGTGTGCGCGGTTGCAAAATATTTTACTTTTAATTAAATTCGTAAAATCTATTTACTAGGACTTTAAAAAAATTGAAATACCC